AGCAGATGGTGGTTCTAATTATTCAACTGCTACACTTACTGCTTTACCAGATTTTTCTACAGGTATTAAAATGGCTAAAGTAAATGACTTAGCTGTAACTGCTGGAACACAATTAAAATATAAAATCTCTTTTGCTAATCAAGCATCTGGTTCTAAAGAAGCTAGAATCAGAGGTGTAGCTTTACAGTATTAATGAAATTTATATTAGCCTTTAGCATATGCTCTGCTATAACAGGCTATTGTAATACTACCGCAACCTTACCTACAGAGTTTAAGTCTTGGTCTGAGTGTGTCGGTGCAGGCGGGAAGCTCATTCAAACCTTCTCTATAGAAATGAAAGAAAGTATTGAGGATAATAAATTATATATGAACTATTTTTGTAATGAGGTACCAAAAGAAAATGTTTGATAATTTTATGAAAGATTGGGATGAATTAACAGACTTGAAAAAAGCTTTAAAAAATTTAAAAAAAGAAATAATAAAATTTAAAGAACAATTTATAAAAAATTTAAAAAAACTATAGAGTGAGCTATGCCTAGAAAAAAGAAATCTATTACCCCTACTGAACAAGTTGGTTTTAGATTATCTTCTCACGAGAAAGTTTGCGCTGAAAGAATGAAGACTCTATTCAAAGCAATAGATGAAATGCGTAAAGACATCAAAGATTTAAGGACCGACATGAATAAAGGTAAAGGTGCTGTAAATGTTTTAATCTTTTTTGCAGGACTATTGGGAGCTATCGTTGGTTTCTTTAAATGGAGTGGTAATTAATTAACCAGGCTGGACAAGGGAAAGATAAAACTATGAAACCATGGCAGCCAAAAATATTAAAGGTCTAGTTTGTGAATTAAAAGCACAGACTAAATTTGCAAACAATCCAGACTTACTTGTATTCTTACCCGTTGGCGGCTTGGGTCCCATTGATATAGTTACCCTCAATAAAAAGACAGGCGAATATAAAGCTTATGATGTAAAGGCTTTAAATCGTAGAATAAAAGGCACTACGTTTATCAATAAACACGGTAACAAAGTTAGGCGAAATGGTGGCAGCAAAATATCTAGACCTTTGACTAGCCTACAACGTAAACTTGGTGTAAAAATAATATATGAAGATTAAAGAAATTATAAAAGAACATGAAGGTTTTAGAAACCAGGTGTATGTAGATACCCTAGGTTATAGAACCATTGGTTATGGTCATAAGGTTACTAAGGAAGATAACTTTGAAGATGACAAAGTTTATGACAAAGAATTACTAGAGGAAGTATTTGATAATGATTTTGGTATTGCAAGACGAGCTGCGCTTAGATTAACTGAACATCTAGATATTGCAGAAGATGCAATAGATGTAATTACTTCTATGGTATTCCAATTGGGAGAAGCAGGAGTATCAAAATTTAAAAACATGTTTGAAGCTTTAGAGATACCAGATTACGGAGAAGCTGCTGAACAAATGCTAGATAGTAAATGGCATATGCAAACCCCTAATCGTTGCCAGGAGCTAGCAAACATAATGAGGAATTGTGGATTATGATGCCGTGGAATTTAATAGGGATGGCTATAAAAACTGGAGCCAAACTTTATTCTGATAAACAAAAAACTAAAGAAGCTTTATCAGAAGCTAAACTACTTCATGCAGAGAAGATGAGACGAGGGGATATTGAGTTTTCTGGAAAAGTATTTGAGCATCAGAAGGGAGACTGGAAAGATGAATTTGTACTTTTAACAGTTTCAAGTCCCCTGTTTCTTCTAGCATACTCAGTATTCGCTGAGGATGAAGACATCCAGGCGAAGATTGATTTATATTTTGAGAAGTTGCAACAGATGCCATGGTGGCTAGTTTCACTTTGGATTTCAATTGTTGCTGCAATCTATGGAATAAAAGCAACCGATCTAGTGAGGAAAAAATAATATGTCTAAATACGCACCTATGAGTTTTGCTAGTCAATACAGCAGAAAAAAACCTAAAGTAAAAAAAACAAAAAACATAAAAAAAAGCTATGGCAAAAGTAAAATTCGATATAAGTAAACAGCCGCATGAACGTATACCAAAAACAACTAGCATTGGTAGAAGACCTAAGTTTTCATCAATGAATAAAAGTAAAAAACGTTCATGGAAAAAATATAAAGGTCAAGGTAAATGATGGATAAATTTTGTTATTGGTTTTTTGGTTCAATAGATAATTTATTTAATAAAATAGATAAGTTATTTTTACCTAAAGCCAAAAGGAAAAAAAGACATAGATGTAAGTTATGCGGTTGCAAATGTCATTGCAAAGACGTGTTTCATAATCACTTCTTTGATGGTGATATTTGTACTTGCGATACTTGCAGACACTAGGAGCTGCCATGAGAGATATAAAGTTTCTTGAAAATTATAAAAAAAATTCTGAAAAGAAATCTAAAGAGATGACTTTATTTAAGTCTCTAAAGAAAGAAGTAAACTATGGAGCTAATGGTACTCAAAAATATGTTATTAAAAAGGGTCCCAACAAAGGAAAGATTGCAGAATGAAAATTAATGATAATACATCAATTGGTTTACCACTTAGAAACTTAATAGGTTTAATATCTGCTATTGTTATTGGAGCCTGGTTTGCATTTGGTGTAATTGAAAGACTAAATAAATTAGAAACTAAGAACCAATTGTTTGAACAGGATTTGCTTGAAGCTTCAGTACAAAAACCTATAGACCAAGAACAATTTATGTTGCTAGAACATATAGCAGCTCAAGTAGAAAAATTAGAAAAGACTCAAGAACAGAACATGACAAACAAAGTTAATATTGAAAGACTACAAAAAGATATAGATAAAATTTTAATTGATGTAGAAAAATTAAAAGACTCAGTAAGAGCTAACTTAGGTAAACTCAATGGCAATCACTAGCTTAGTATTTGCATTATGTTTGTTTATCAATGGTGAGCTTGTAGAGCATAGAATACAAGATAGCTTATCTACTTGTTTAAAAATGAAACGAGAAGCAACTAGAAATATGGATATGCAAAATAAACAATTTATGTGTGGGGAAGTAGAAGCTGAAATAGAAGAAAATATTGATGGTAGTAAAACTATTAAAAATATTATTACTTCTAAGTAGACTTTCCATCTTTTAAAAACTTCTCAATCATTTGTTTATACGGTGGTTTGTTTTCCCAATCCGTTTCTAAAGTAGAGATATGCGCCATCTCAGCATTAAGTTTTAAATCGTGAACAAAGTTACAATACTTATCAAAGCAGCTGCCATCCTTACCATCATGGCAGAAATATCTAGTAACACGGGTAGGCTTAAACTTTGGACTAGCTATCCACCCACCCATGTTAGAATACAAACTCTTATCGCAGTAAAAGCAATTGCTTACATACAATACGGGTTCTTTTTTTTTAACCATTAACCGTTTCTTCTTTTGGTTTTAGTGCGCCAGAAAAGATAATCGCATTATCTCTTTCTTCTTTACTAATGAAAAAAGTTTCTAATGGTTTGTTTAGAATTTTAGAAAAAGCATAGCCTACCAATAAAGGTATCTTGTTATTCTTTTTCCTATCTAATGACTCATACTTTTGGATTTGTTGGTACGAGTATCGTTGACCTAAAAACTTAGATAGCTTATCTGCTAATCGCATTTGGGTCATCTTTCTTTCTAATCTATATTTTTTAAGATTATAAGATGTAGCTTCAATTAGTTTGCTACAAACTTCACTATCATATGGTAAATGTTTATTTGCCATTTTGCTCCTTAGTTTGTTAGTTTATTAAATATACCATCGACCCTTGCATTATTTCTTGTTTGTCTTTGGTAATACTTTCTAAAAGTTTTTAAGTCTTCCCAGCCATATCGTTGTCTAAATTCTTTTTCAGATAAGATATTACTATCAAAGACTAAACTTGAAGATAGTTTTCTAAATGGACTTAGTCCACCTTGCCAAGCAATCCCAATAGACTTTGCGAGTTTTTGAGTATGATACTTGACCTGGCTTTTAGAAATATTGAACAACCTATTGTTAGATAGATTAAGTAATTTTAAACTTTTAATTAATGTAGTTACTTCAACAGTAACATCCACGGTTCTAAACCCTGCTATAGTTTTAACAGACCCTGGTTCAAATACATTATCATTGTCTAAAGTATTCTGTATGGTCCAGGTATTATTTTGAAAGTCATCATAACAAGCAGCAAGCAGCTCATTGGTTCTGGCTCCAGAGACTAATGCTAAACAATATAAAGTTTTATATTTAAGATTAGTTTCAGATTGAATTAATAATTTAGCATCATTGATCGTAGTATAAAATTCATCTTTAGTTTTATTTTTTTTACTAGCAGGCACCTTGGTTCTGTAATCTAATATCTTTGCACAATCCCCAATGTCATAATCTAAATCTCTAATGTACTTTATAACCATTCTGAAGACCGCAATAATATCTTTGTAGGTTTTGGCAGACAAAGGCTGCATAGTCGTGCGAGAAACCGCCATAGAAAGCTTTTTAAGGTAGTTGTTTAAGAAATCTGAGTATTTGTATGTATTAATTGGAACGTTAAAAATTAGGGGTTCTATGTGGCAGGAAACGATTTCCTGGTATCTTTGTCCAGTATGTTTCTTAATTATGCCATTGTTTACTTGGTCCTGTATATTTTTATTAAATAAATTAAAAGCTTGTGTAAAATCTATAGTGCTTGGCTTGGTTGTCCAGGCGATCGCTTGATCTTTAGTATCAAATGACGCGAGGGTCTTTCGACCCTCATCGTATACTTTGTATTTGGTTCCGTTTTTTCTAATTAACATTAGATTTAGGTTTAGCAAAAAAGTCCCTGTAAGTTTCATAATTTAAAACTATTAAAAAACTAGGGTCATTAGCTTTTTCTATTTTAACTTTTTTAACTTGACCAGCTGCTTCAGCAAAATCTTTTATAAATTTTTTATGAACCATTGGTATAGTCTCACCAGCTAAAAGTTTTTCTCTACCTTGTAGTTTGTAAGTGCAAATATACATTTATATTCCTCCTTATGCTGCTTGTTTAAGATTAAATTCGGCAGTACATTTTTTACAACTAAATAATGGATTAGACTCACACTCAATTAGTTCTGTAAGTTTTAAAACTGGTTTATCAAAAACCCAGTTACCATTTTCTGATTGTGAAAATGTATCTGTAAATCTAACATCAATCCCATCTGGGTGATAAGTTAGACTATCACTTTTACATTCTGGACATTTTATCATTTTATATTCCTCCTTGTGTTGACCATTGATGTAATGCAAATAAACCTAATGATACAAAAATTATTTCAAAAATAATAAACATCATTAAGTATTGTATGAAAGTTGGTTTTTTCATTAGGCTTTTTTCTTTAGTCTTCTTGAACCAAATATTTTACCTGCTTCCAACTTCCAGTATTCTATGGGACCACCAATACAACTTTGTTGAAGTGAAAAACCTACATCTTCTGCAATGTAGCAATTGTAAATTTCTGTATTTGAAAATTTTACAATTACATAATCACCAACACTTGTACTTCTGTGTCCGTAAGTTTTGCCTTTAATAACTGGCAAATCTTTTAAGACTACAATGTTAGGACTTTTGTCTACGTTGTAATCAAATTCTCCAGTTGCATCTCCGTTACTCCAACTGTCTGCAACATTTTGGGTAGCTCTCCAAACATCTTCAAGTACAGCTTCAACTTCTACTTTTTCATCTGATAAATATTTTTTGTATGTATCAGTTGGTTCAAAGTTCGGATTGTAATTTGCAACGTACTCTGGTTCATCTTCAAACGCAGCATGTATGACTTGTATGTTTTCTATTTTTAAGTTTGCTGTCATATTTTTTTTACTCCTTGTTAGTTAATTACCTTCTAGCATAGTTATTGACATTTAGTCAACAGGTGTCTGTGATTGTTTTATCAACTAATATTACGGAATGTTTTAAAAAAAGTGCAAAGAAGCCTTAGCAAGTAAATGAAGTTTTACAAGTTGTGCGTTACTATTTAAGAAAGTTTAGTATTCTAATTGCTTTCTTTGGTCCTGTAACTGGACTATATCCACTAACTTTTCGTTAGCTTGTTTAGCAAGTGCCAAAGTATTTACTGGATAATAACCCATTTTATTTTTGGTCTTGCTTATCTTTGAGAGAAGATTTTTTCTCTGCTTTTCGGCTTGAGCTATCTTCTCTGTTAGCTGCTGGTATATCGACAATCTGCTTTACCTCCTTTACGGTTGATTTCATAAATCGTAAATCATCTTGTTTAACAACGCAGCTTGCGTTTTCTGGCGGGTTGTTCATCATAGCCAATTGCTCAACAGAATTTGAAGTAGTCTCAAAAGAAACGATACATTCATAGTCCCATCTTTTGACAAATTTATTCGCCATACTCTACTTCTAGTATTATTTTTAAGTAATGTATAGCCTTTTTAATATCTTCAGCACCGTTCTTTTCGCGGTGTCTTAACGTATATTTTATGACGTTTCCTTCAGCAAATGGAAGTTTATTTTTAATTATAAATTGAGCAGGTTGAATAGCAAAGCCTTGGTAATGCTTGCCTCCCTGGTTCTCTAATGTTTTTAAAGTATCGTTATGCTTCTGGCTGTTGCGGGTATTCTTGCTATCCATTTTCTTTTTTCTAAATTATCAATAATTTTGTGAACGTGGGACCTGGTTTTCATATTATGCGCCACCTTAATTTCATCGTAAGACGGCGCATACCCGTGCTTATTTATATACGATTTAATCCACTCATAAACTTTACGATGTATTGGAGTTAAACCGTATTTCATATTTAAATAAAGTCTTCCGCTGCAGCCGCTTGTTGTGGCTTAGGCGCAAAACCTTGTTTTTTATTGGTATCAGTTTGAGTAATCGTTATCTTAACTGAACCATCTTCTTGTTTATAACCCGAAGCCTGGCACCAAACATCTTGACCATTTAATTTAATGGTAAAATTTTTGGGAGCCTGCTTTCCATTTTTAGTCATATGATTAATTAAGACTAAATCTGGATGCTTAGCTTCTATTTTGTTAGGATTTTTTTGCATCGCAAACGAGCAAACATATCCTGGTTTTGGATTAAACGACATTATTTGTCCTCCATTTCTTTTTGTTTCACCTGGATTTTTTCTAGCAATTTATTTGCGTAACCAGGATTTTCTTTTGTTAATTGAGACAAGTAATTTTCATACTTGCCAAGCAACTTAACAAAACTGACTTTATCTTTTGCAGATAAAATTTTGTGTTCTATTTCTTCAGTTAAAGATTTAACTTTTGTTTTTGGTTCCTCAGTTGTTTTTTTAACTGGTTGTTTTTTTCTTAAATCTAATTCTTCATAAGATAAAACATCACCATGTAAGTGCAGCGCTTTTAGGATAGCTCTATCTACAGCTCTCTTTTCTGCAACCGCAACAAAATATGCAAATCCATTAGTATCTGGGTGCGCTTCACCTAGGCTAGAGTAAGTTCTATTATTAGAATTAACCGTTGCCGTTGCTTTACAGATTGCAAATCTAATCTTACCATCTGCAGTTCTAATATCGACATCAGTAGTTATATCGAAGTAAGCTGCCATGTGTTCTATATCTTTATGATACAGAGCTACTTTACCATTATCCAGGTCATAGCATTGTTTATTTTGAATTAAACTTTCTAAGTATTGTTTTGGAGTTAAGTTATTTTCTATCATAATGAGTTACTGTGGGACATTGAGAAAGGAAAGAAAGACTGGACAACATCCCACAGATTAGAGCCATATTTAACTAACAGAGGGAGCAATATAATTATCATAAATGAACAAATGATAATTGTATTATTGGCTCTAATTTTATGTTTACCAAAATTATATTTATTTTTAAATAAATTTATTTGGTAGATGTTAAGAGGTTTTCGTTCCATAAATCTTCTGCTACTGTTTTGTGTTCATCATCCCACTTAAAATTGGTTAAATCTAAATTAACATCATTGGTCCATAAATGAGTTCCAGAGTGTCTAGCTGCTAGACGTTCCCTTCTTAGACAAGTCTGTCTTATCTTTAATGCAATAGATTTTAAATTATCTGGTTGTAATTGAGGACAATTTTCTTTTGTATAAATTTTATAAGTGTCTTCAGTTACAATTAATAAATGCGGTTCAAGCTTGGTTGCAAAATAATAAAATGCAGTTTGTAAATAGTAATCATCAAATGGAACAGGCTTTACAATACTAAAGCTTGGAGAGCCATCTGATTTATATTTACCAGTTCTTCTTCTCCACTTGGTTTTAATTTCAATAAATTTTGTATCATCGCATAAGTCTATTTGACCCGATACAGGTAAAACACAGCCAGGAAATTTATGCTTAACTGGTTTTTCTGCAAGGATGTTGCCTGATAAACCTATTTCTTCAATACCTTTAATGGTTTGTTGTAAAACTTGTAATAAATTTTCTTTGTTGTTTTTGTATTCGTATTCATCAAACTCATTTAATGGTTTGTAAGTATCATAAGCTGCAGTTGCTAATTTAAATACTTCTTCTTTTTTAGCTTTCATCAAATTTTGTTTCCTCTGTATTAAAAAATTGTTTTTTATTTCTGTTATAGATTTTCTTTGCAAAGATTTGCGCTACTGCTTGACCTATAGTTGCTCCTGCAACCATTTTAGAATTAGGTTTAAACTTAGCTCTTTCATTTTCTGTTAAATAAAAATATTTAAAACAAAAAATATCATCTGGTGAATTTATTTGAGATGGTGAGTGATGGTTCCAATTATAAAACTTAGACCACTCTGGAAGCTCTGTTTCAATATTTGCTTTTTTAAGAATATCTTTTAATTTATTTTCAACATTCATTGAACAAACTAATAACCAAATGAAAACTATCAGTAAACAATAAATGAAATATATTCGCTTGCTGAGTGAATATAATTTAATTTGTTTGCCAATTTGTCAAAAATAATTATAAGCAAATTTATGCAACTGAATACATTTAGAATTAAAAAAAAATTAACTTATAAAGGTTTGGCTGATCTCATTGGTTTACAAAGTAAAACCGCATCCAGTACCGTTCATCGTTGGTGTACGGGTTCTAGAATACCTAGACCTAAAATGCTAGATAAAATTAAGGCAGCTACAAAAAACAAAGTTACCATAAAAGATTTTTATGAAGTTTAAAAAATTTGTTTTAATCACTTGGGAGGATATTTGCGCTTTTAGTGATTGGAAAAATTTAGAGTCCGCAAAAAAAGATAATGTTGCGATTTGTTATAGTGCAGGTTTTATAATCGAAAAGAATAAAAAAAATACAATCATTTGCTCTGATTGGTCGACCGATACAGAAGGGACAGAAGTCGGTAATAGGAATGTTATACCTAATTCGGTTATAAAAAAAGTGGAGGTACTTTATGAGCATAAACAAACTAAAAACTGAACTTGAAAAAAAAGAAAAAAAAGATTTAGAAGTTAAGGTTCTAATCAATGAGCATGAAGCTAATGAATTAAAAAAGATTATTGATGCAAAGGATAAGGCAATTGAAGAACTTACAAAGAAAATCAACGGAAAGCTTAACAACCTCAGAGAAAAAGGTCTCTAAATGGCGAGATATAATTATTTTAATATCGGAGATCACTTCAGCGAGTACCATAGAAAGTTTGATGGTCTGGCAGGATTGGACTTAGATTTTATTGAGATTTGTAAAAAGTGCCAGGAGCCGCTAGCTATGTTTGAGACCGCGGTTGATAAGGGACAAACTTACAAAACTACCACAGTAACTGAGAAAATTGCAAGAGCTTGTAAAGTACCATCATTCCTGGTTTTTTATACCCCTGGTTTAGCTCACGATGAAGTAACTCAATTTCGCATTAAGAAGCTCACACCTGCCGAAAGTGAGCTGAGGGTCATGGAACCCCTAGAATTTATAAAGATGCTAAAAATACTGCAGGAGAGGCACAGCAATGAGTGTGTTTTAGCGGAGGTACCGTTTTGAGTTTCTTTGTAGCGGATGAAAGCATATTAAAAAGCTCTAAGCTTACCCCATCGGATAAGTTGGTTTATTTTGGTTTGGTTAGTTTCTATAATCGTAAAACTAAGGTTTGTTATCCTAGAGTTCAGACGATAGCAGACAGGGTCGGGTTGTCTAAACTTACGGTTTACCGTTCCAT